TCAAATCAGTTCCCAGGTGCCATTGGCCTGTTTGCAGAAGGTGTTCTGTTCCTGTTCGGTCTTGCCTTCCTTGGACTTCAGGCTGACCGTCACGGGGCGGCAAGCCGCTTCGGCAGCGACGGTCTGGGTAGGCAGGCTTTGCAGCGTATCCAGGTCGAAGCCTTGGGTTTCGCTACTGGCCGCCACGTCCAGCTCATCCAGGTTCACCGCCGGGGTAACGCGCTTGGCCACGGCCTGGGCCTTGGGCTCGACGTAGTCCTTGTGCACGTAACCGACGGTCACGCCTTTGCGCCCTACCAGCACCCAGTCGCCGGTTGAACCGACGGCCGTGAATTCGGTGTGGTTCTTCAGGCTGCCGACTTTCTCGCCCTTGGCGTTGGGCGCCGCGCGCACATTGAGGTTGTCGCTGGTGGTCACGTAGGGTTCGTTGATCAGCTTCATCGACGGAACGGCCTGGATCTTCGGCGCGCGCTTGACCTCGACCTGCTTGGTCTTGGTGTACTCCTTGCCTGTCACGATCTGCGCGCTGGCGCCGGAGTGGTCGGACTTCCAGGTCACCGGCTGTGCATTGGCCGTGGCCTGTTGCTGGCTCAGCACTTCCTGAGTGCGCAAGGCCAAGGCCTGCTGGTCTTTTTCATCGAGCATATTGCCGATGCGGTTGCCCACGTAGGCACCGATGCCGCCTGCGATCAAAGCGGCCGCCAGCTTGCCGTTGCCGCTGCCCATGGTCGAACCGATGGCAACGCCCGCCAGGCCGCCGATCACGGTGCCGGCTTGTTCTTTGCTGATGCCAAGCTGGGCGCAGGCGGTGGTCGAGGCGATGGCGACAGCCAAGAGGGAGGCGATGAATTTCTTATGCACGTGGATCACTCCATTTTCCAGTGGACGCACAGCCGTAAACCGCAGCCTCTCGGGCAGCAGCGTGGGCGTGGGTGTGATGGGCTTGCAGGGGGGAGCCAGTGGAAGCCGCAGAAGGCGACGCCACGGGTGAGCGAACAGTGAGGGGTATGTGTAGCGAAGCGCAAAGCATCCAACGAATCCATGTCAGGAAGCGCTCATCCCCCGGCGCACGTAGTCATTACGGCGTGTTGTCCAGGCATGAGAGGCGAACAGAGGCGGCATTGTAGCGCAGGTGGTGAATGGCAGATCAAGACAAAATGTTGCGGATGGCTGAGCGGCCCGGGATCGCTTTAAATCGGTACTTTTGCTCTCGGAACTCAGATTAATCCCTTTCCTTGTAGGCCGTTTCCGAAACATACTGCCCCGCTGCTCAAACGGTTGCGATGGGGCAGGTCGCGTTCTAGTCTCGGCGGGTCGTTGCAGATCAACGACCGGCTTTGACAGGCCGACCCTTCTCCGCACACGTGCAACCCTTATGGCGGTGGTACGTGGGGCACCTTGTGTGCGCCGAGTCTCCGGAGTCCTCGGTCTGTCAACCCGCGTATCGCTGCCACCCTCTTGTTTGACAGCAAGGCCGTAGCAGCCCGACTGACTCTGGAGCTACTTATGCGCAAGATGGTCCCTGACCCACCTCACCCTCCCCGCTCGCACCGGACGTTGATGCAGTTCATACCGGCGAATGGGGACTAAACAAATGCCAACCGATGACAAAAATGAACCCACCACCGTTGGCAGGACCCGTTTTCACCAGGGCGATGACAACACACACCCGCTGTTCCGCATCGAGCCTGGCATACCCTGCCAGGATGCCAGGGAGCAGGCGTCCGAATTGATGGGGTATGTATGCCACATGGTGATCAAGGGGCTGATGGAAAGCGACCAGAAATTGCTATGGGCTTCGCATTACCTAGGCGCGATGGCTAAGGCGCTGCTGGATGATGCGGAGCTCGGGTTAATGAACGAAGGGTCGTAGGGTTTCCCTGTCAACTTGCCCGAATTGCCGGCCGCCCTGTCGTTGCCTCTAGCACACAGGGCGGTGTGGAAGCGACGAGCTGTCACAATTATTCGGTTGACGCAGGAGTGCAAGGGAACATGATTCGGCATCAAGCAGGCTGAATGTTTCGTGGAGGGCGGTATGAGGTACAGCAGCGCGCTTGACGTCCTCAAAGCCCATTGGGATTTCAAACTCCCAGTAGACGCCAAGGCTATTGCTCAGAAAATGGGTATCGAGGTACGGCCGGCAGAGCCAGGCTCCCAAGAAAGCGGACACTATGTGTTCCGAGATAGAGCCCCGCTTATTACCTACAACCCATCTGAAACCACAGTTCGTCAACGCTTCACCATTGCACATGAAATCGGCCATCACGTTAATGGCGATATTGACGCGCCAAGGGATACCGACCGTCAAATGAGCGCATCGGTACGCGACCCCAGGGAAGTTGCAGCCAACCGGTTTGCAGCGGCTCTTTTGATGCCGGCTGCCCTGGTCAAACACATGATTTTCGAAGAAAAAGTGACAGACTTGAAGCGGCTGGCCAATGCATTCGGCGTCTCCACGGCTGCCATGGAGTACCGATTGAGGAATATTGGGATCCTATGAGCGAGGAAGACGGAGGCCTAGCGGGAGGTGAGAGTAGCATCAATGAAAATCTACTCTCGAGATATCTAGAAAAGGAGCTTTGGCGTTTCAAATGGGAGCAGGGACTTGCCAAGTTAGCGCTGGGCTTGGCGCTTTTCTTTTACAGCCTCCTCGTCGCTTTTATTTTCATCGAAAACGGCAGGATTGCCATGGGGAAATGGTATTTCGTAGCCAGTTTCAAATCCCACACTGTCACCGACCTACCTATCATCCTGGCATTGGCCTCTATTCCTACCATTCTGCTTATCGCTTTGCTTCGTTATTTCCACCACCGTGACAAGCCATCCGAAGCGCAAGAGACGCTACTACCCGCCAGCCTGCAGACAGCGAAAGACGTCATGGATCTTTTGAAGAAGGAGTGACGCGCGCCTCTTTGAAGGCCGTATTTCGCGTAGGCGTTCAAACCACAATGCTCGTCCGTGCAGCTATCAATGGATTGCGCTGTAAATTAGGAATTAATCCAAAGCATTACCTGGCTTTACCCGTTACCAGACATCACGGAAAACGAAAAAGCCCCGCAGACCTAAATCTGCGGGGCTTTACGTGTATGGCGGAGAGATAGGGATTTGAACCCTAGGTACTGTTGCCAGTACAACGGATTTCGAATCCGTTTTTGAACCCATATTTTTTTGAGCCTACCTTACAAATCCCAGTAAAATCAGTCACTTCAACACAAGATGACGCAACAGCATTCCACACCATTGGGGGGATCAATTCCCCCAAAATTCCCCCAGGATCGAGAAACAAACCCAGTCGTGTTTTTTCAGGCTGACGCCATTGAAATGCCATCAGTCGGATCAGATTTCTATACAGCCTCAATCCGAGGCGGAACCAGCCGAGACGAAACCATGACTGATTTTTGCATCACCAGGGTTCGGTACAACGCCGAACGTAAACACATCACCTTTGTAGAGGTGAGCGAAAACCTGCCGAAGGAATTTGGCACCAAGCGCACAGTATCCAGGGGCTTTGTTGCGGATCTCATCCGCTTGAATAAGGCGACATTCTCTACCTGGGTACAGAATAAAGAGGGCGGCTACAGCAAGGGGGCAGATGTACACGTCCTGGAGGACGTTTACCTTACCACCGACCGGAACAACTCCAAACGTGACAACCTCGGCAATCTGCCTGAGTTCTAATCATCGGCATACAGATACAGCGGCGGCTAGCTGCCGCTCGTATCCAATCCTCTGACGGCGCTCCGCTAGCAGCGCCCGCACCTTAACCTCCAGGCTGTCGGTCTTTCGCAGGCCGGCAGCAGCCCAGGCAGGTACCGCCACCTCCGGCGCGCGGCACGGCACCTGCACAGGCACCTCGACGCGAACGGCGCGCACCTCTGGCTCGACCCGCGCTGCACAGCCTGCCAGCAGGAGGATGCCTGCGAGCACCCCCATCCCATGCAGGGATCTCCTTGCAATGGTCATAGCCCTAGCTCCTGATCGATGATCGAGGTGGCGGCCGCGCATTGGTCGCCACCGGTGCGCTCCTGCTGCAGCCGGTTCGCCGCAGCGTAGTCGTCTTGGGCTCTGGCCTTGGCCTCACCTACCGCCTGCTCCGCCCTGGCCTGGCGCTCGTTCGCGGCCATGGTCAAGTCGCCCAAAGCCTTTCCCTGCTCTTGCGCCAGGCCGCTGAGATTGTCCCGGGCAGCCTTGCAAGTGGAGACTTCGCCATTGGCCTGGTCCAGCAGCGGGCGGTAGTGACCAGCAGCCAGCCACACGCCACACGCACCGCCGAGCCCGGCCAAGAGCACGCAGCCCAACAGAACGGCGGCCAGGCGGCCGCCCTCCATCGGTGCCACAATCATGCCAAGGCCCGCCGGATACCCTCATCGATCACCTCGGCCTTGTACGGGTTCCCGCCGTTCTCATGGGTGATGATGCCCACCACAGCCTCGCGCAGCACCCGTGGGTCGGAGATGTCGATGGAGTCGCGCACACCTACACCGAGCCGTTTGGCGACGGCCTGGGCGTAAGCCAGAGTGTTGTTCTCGCTGGCCGGCGCCCAGCGGCTGATGAACTCGAGTGGGGTATCGATACCAGGTCGACCTACCCCGGGCATGCCATCCTTGCCACGGTAGTTGAGCAGAAGCTTGCCCAAGGCACGGATTCCGTTCTCGGCTTGGTCAAAGCGGGCGAAGCGCGGACTGGCCACGCCCACCTCCACGCCAAGCTGGCCCTGCCAAGCATTGCGGGGGTTGAAATCGATGTTGCCGGGGTTGTTGTTGCGGACGCCGCGGGGTGCAGTCATGGGTTTTCTCCAGGCGTAAAAAAGCCCGCGTTGAGCGGGCATTGGGTGGTTGCGAACGCCGTCAGGCAGCAGACGCCTCAGGCTCTGGTGCTGGCTCTGCCGGATCTTTTGCGCTGATGGAGACTTTGGCGGTGTAGTCCTTCAGCACCTGGGCGACACAGACCTGGGCGGCCGGGAACTGGCTCAAGATCTCGCGGGCTCGGGCGTCGGCCTCCTCCTGGGTGGCGTAGCGAGTTTTGTTGGCAACTTCGTAGTCATTGCTCAGGTTGATGGCGACAAATGGCATGGGTAAATCTCCAGGCAAAAAAGCCCGCTCGATGGCGGGCATTGGGTAGTTGGCTTGGATTCAAGCCTTGGGGTGTTGCTGCTTGATCTGCTGCAGGGTCGAGAAGAACGGCTCAGCCTTGGGCATATGCCCTTGATTCATCGCGTGCCACAGCATGTCCAGTTGCTCCTCCACCGGCGGGTACTCGGCCGCACGGCGCTTGGTGTGGTCGCTCTTATGCTGAATTTTCAACGGTGAACTCCTGATCGCGGTATGGCCAAAGGGTGACCGTGACGGTGTAGATACCCGGCGCCGAAAATCCCAGCTCGATGTCACTGCCGTCAGCGGCGTAGGTTTCGCTCTCGATGTTGACGGCGGCACCTTCGTGCACCCCCTTCAACCAGAGCCCTTGGAGAACCGCCCCCATCTGGGGGCGCTCCTTGAGCATTTGCCCCATCACGAAGTGATCGGCCGGCCTTGCCGGTGTGGCCACCTGGATGAAAGGCCGGTCGGTGTTGAGTCTGATGATCTGCTTCCCGTACTCGGGCGGGCAGCTGACGGCAAATACGATCCGGCCGTCAGGCTCATAGGCTGCGAAGTGTCCAGTGTTGCTCATCGTTTGGTTCCCATCGCAAAGAGGTTATGATTTTTCACGCCGACCCCCGTGTTCTCCCCCCACCACTTCACAGTGACGACGAAAAAACCCGGGCCAACGCCGATTGATCCCATCAGGTTAGGGAAACCATCCGCCCAGTCGCCGCCACCTTCCGCGATCACCAAGCCGTTGATATCCATCTGGAATTGGTACTTACGGATACCACTGCCAAACCCTTGGTAGCAGCTGTACTGGGCCGTGATGAAACCGCCCTCGTCCATCTGAACGCCGACAGCGACTAGGTTTTGCCATTGGCCTACCCCCGCACCCAGCACATTCCCGGGGCTGCTTGCCGATACCGGCACGGTGACGGCGTTCCCACGAATGCGCAGCGTGTCGATTTCCGCCACACCGATCTTCGCGGACGTAATTGCACCATTGGCGATCTTGGCGTTGATGATGCTGCCATCACGAATGAAGGCATCATTCATGAACACCTGGCCGCCTTGAATCGCAAACGGGCTGACGTAACCATTGCCGGCGGCGTTGATTACCGCGAACTGGTCCGCCAAGACGGCCACGACCGACTGCAGAACACCATTCTGGTTCTGAATGCCTACTCCAATCCCACCGAGCGCATAAACTCCGCTTTGCGTAACTGCAACCTTGATCGAGAACTGAGCGTTGACCCGATTATTCAATCCGGTCTGCGCGGTACTGATCTGCTGTACCGAAGCATTGGTGGCCCCCAAAGACGATTGGGTGCTCTGAATTTGCTGACTGAGTGCTCCATCAGCATCGCTTCGGGCCTTGGCTTCGTTCTGAATCGCGGCGTTGGCATCTCCGACAGAGGACAGCAGTCCATTTATCCTCTGTGTTTCAGCCGCCAGCTTGTCCCCCTGCTGGGAAACGTTGACGCTGAGTGAGTCAAACGCCCTCCCCGAAGCAGCCACCGACCGGCGACCGGCTGCGATGTAGGCAATGTCCACCTCGCCATTGGCATCACCTGAGTTGTACATGTCCAGGCGGATGGCCCAGATCTTCTTCCCATTCCAACCAGAATGGCCTGACAGATCGAGCTCGATGTCCTGCCAATCTCCACTCGAGGTGCTGATAGGCCAGTTGAAACGCCGAGCCTCGGCAAGCCCCCCATCCTCGTTGGCCCAGTACATAGCCGCACTGGTCCGGCCGGTGTTGCGCCGGCGCAGCCTGATCCTCACAAGAGGGTTCGCGGCTCCGTCTATGACCGGGAAGGTGTTGGTTGCCTGAATGGTCGTGAACTTGGCGACAGTTGCGTACTGAGGGCCAGCGGTCAGGGTTGCTCCAGACGTATTGGCTATCCATCCCTCGACCGAGTTAACGAACTCCCAAGTCTGCCCAGCCACGAATGGCAGAGCGGTGCCAATCTTCGCCTCCAGGTTGGTGATGCTCGTGGATTGCGCCGTCAGGCCGCTTTCCGTAGCAGCGACGCGGTTGGCCACGCTGGTCAGCGCAGCGGTCGACGCCTTACTGGCCAGGCCAGTGGAACCGTTGTTGACGCTGTTCTCAAGGCTGGTCGTTCTGCCGGACACAGAGGTGATGTCTTTGGCCTGCTGGCTCACGCTGGATGTCAGGCCGTCGACTGCCGTAGAAACGGCGCCGATGGTGGTGCTGTTGACCTGCCCGTTGTCTCGCCAGCCAGTCGGCCGCGAACCGTATTCGACCTGTGGCCTGGCAACCTCGAAAGTACCAGCAGCACTACTCCCGCTTGCAGCGTGGGCCCTGTAAAACACTCGGACCTTGGCGGCGCCAGCAGGAGCAATCGATGTGAACGACACGCGATCGCCGGACACCGATACGGGCAAAACCGGCGAGGCCGGAGCAGAAATTACGGTACCGGCGGCGTTTGCCCACTGATGGAAGATCCTCAATCCCAAATCGCCTGAATCCGAGGTCTTCCTTGCATAGATCGACGACGTCACCGTCTGACCCGGGGCAACTGCAGGAGCCCGTTCACTTGCTGTGACCAGCGACGTGTATGGGTTGCCCGAAGCTGTTGTGCCAACGCCCGTGGTGGTGCACCGATATGCATTTTCTGCAGCGTTAAGCCAGGAGCTGACCATTGAGGGCGTATAGGTCGCCGTCCCTTCCGGAACCCACCCATCAGGATTGTTCCCCGTAGCTGCTCCCAATTTCGTGAAAGCCGGGTTGTAGAGCAGATTCTCTCCGCCAACGTCTCCGATCGAATTGTCCATTTGAGTTAGCCGGCCACTGACTGACGTCAGCCCCTCCTCCGTGCTGGACACACGACCCGATACGCTGTTGATCGCTGCAGCGTTTGCTTGCGCTGCGCTTTGAGCGTTCTTGGCGTTGTCCTTCCAGGCACTCACTACGGTGGATAGTTCAGCTTGGGCGCGATCAATCTCGTAGTAGCCGTCACTGGCGGTACCACCCAAAGGACCTCTGACGCGTAAAAGAAGGTCTGCCCCGATCGTCCCCGCTGGAGCGGGAGCGCCAGTGAAGACTGGTCGGTTCCATGCGTCGCTCAGAATGGTTCGGAGCGGTCCATGCGTCCCTACCGTGGCCCCACCACTGTTCTTGTATTGCAGGTATATCTCGCTGACCAGATCCTGGGTGCCCCGGACATACGCCGACACTGTCAGTACCTGCCCTGGTGCCATGGACACCCAGCTTGCGTTCGGTAGCGCAACATCCACATACGCAGAGCCGGATAGCCCTTTGGCATCGACACGCTGCGCCTTACCGCGAGGGTCCAAGGTTGACGGCACAAACGACAGCAGCCGATTGGGTGCAGACAGCGGAGAGCCAATACGCCAGCCATCAGCAAGGCCGGCAGTTGGCCCCTCTACCTCAAACGAAGGGTTAGGCAGTAGGTTCTCGCCGCCAACCTGGCCGAGCGATGCATTAATGCCAGTGATCGCCTCGCCAGCGGCGGTGATGGCTGTGCCCTGTTGCTCTACCTTATTCGTGAGGCTCTGAACGGTAGAGGCATCAGCCTTTGTCGCCACCTGGCTCAGGGCATTGGCCGCTGCTGCTGCTGCGTCCGTGGCTACCTTGTCCGAAACTGCCTGCCATGCGGAGCCATTCCACCGTTTGGGTGTGTTCCCACCACCTGTGGTATCAATCCAAAGGTTCTGGATCTGCTGGTTGATGGCTGAAGGTGTTGAGTTTTGGACGATCACCTTGCCCTTGGCATCAGCGAGGCTGTATGCGTCTTGGGCAGCCTTCTGCGCAGCTGACACATTACCGTTGGTGGCATTGAGCCCACCCTGCAGATTTACGATCGACTGGCTCTGGCTGGATAGCTTTCCTTCTGCTTCGGTAACCGCGTTGCTCAGAGTGGAAACGGCTTCTGCCGAGGCCGAGGCGGAACGCCTACCAACGGCGATATAAGCGATATCGATCTCGCCGCTTGTATCACCGGAGTTCATCATGTCCAGGCGGATGGCGTAAATTTTCTTGCCGTTCCACCCGGCATGGCCGGACAGGTCAAGCTCGATGTCCTGCCAATCCGTGGTTGTGGTGCTGATGAACCACCCAAAGCGCCTTGCCTCGGCCAACCCGCCTTCTTCGTTCGCCCAATACATCTGGGCACCCGCCCGGCTGGTATTACGCCGCCGTAGCCTGATCCGCAGATAGGGGTTCTCTGCGCCTGCAGCGACTGGGGTGAAATTGCACTGAAGGTTCGGGTTTGCAGTCACGGTAGCAAACAGCGGGCCCGCAGTAATCGTCCCATTTGTCGCGGTCGCCACCCAACCCCTTGTCGAGCCGGTGAACTCCCAGGCACGGCCAGCAACGAATGGCTGGGCAGCGCCTACGCTGTTTTTCAGCTGCGTGATATCAGTGCTCTGGCTGCTCAGTGCCCCTTCAGCAACCTCCACTCGGTTACCCAGGGACTGGACAGCCGAAGCATCCGCCTTCTTGCTCACGCTGTCAGTCAGCGATGTCAGGGCCTGGCTCTGGGAGGTCAGCTGCTGGTCCTGGGCGGCGTCCTTCTGCTCGGTGGCGGTCACACGGCTAGTGACCTGCTGCAGCGCTTGCGAGCTGGCCTTACCGTCGATGCTGGTCTGCATGCCGTCCATGCGGGTGGCTTGCGACGTGAGCTTGCCCTCGGCATCGCTGACCCGGGTGGTCAGGCTGCTGACTACCGTGGCGTCGGCCTTAGTCTGGGCCAAGGCCAATGCGCCGGCGGCAGCTGCGGCAGCATCGGTTGCTACCTTATCCGTCACAGCGACCCATGCCGAGCCACTCCACCTCTTCGGCGTGTTGGCATTGCTGGTGGTGTCGATCCAAAGGTTCTGAGCCAGACGGTCGGCGACGGCAGGCGCGGCCGACTGAACAATAACCTTGCCCTTCCCGCCCGCCAGCGTGGCCGCATCCTGCGCAGCCTGCTGGGCAGCCGACACGTTGCCGTTGGTGGTGGTAAGGCTCGACTGCAGGCCCGAGATCTGCTGTGCCTGGGCTGAGGTGGCGCCCTCCAGGGTTTCGACTTTGGTTTCCATGGTCTGGACGCGCGCGGCCATGCCGTTGGCAGTCACCACCGCCTGGCCTACATCGGTCCAGTAGGTGGCGTTCGGCGGTGGCGTGTTCAGCGGTACCGCTTTCAGGGCCTGGTACAACTTGCCATCAGTGCCCAGGGCGCTTTGCCCGACGCTGTAGGCCTTGTCTTTCCGGTACGGCAACGAGCCGGCCAAGGCCGAGACGTTGGCGATCTGCTGCTGCAGGTCGGCCTTGGCAGCCGACACATCAGCGCTCACAGCGGTGATCTGCTGCTGCAAGTTGCCTTTGGTGGTGTTGAGGGCGTTGTTCACCTCGCTGATCTGCTGGGCCAGTTCGGTCTTGGCCGTCCCTATCCGATCGTTCACCGACCCAGGGCCGTTCATGTCTATCAGGTCGATGCGACTGGTGAGCTGTTTACCCAGTTCGCTTTCGGTGATCTGGCCTGCAATGACGTCCAGCATCTGGGTTGGATCGCTGGATGTCGCAGCAGGCACGAACAGGAAATCACTTTTTCCATACGCGTTCGCGGCCCGCACGTAGTAGAAGTACTCCCGGGCGAATGCCAGCCCAGTGTGGGTAAAGGTCAGGCCCTGTCCCAAGTACACAGCGTCCGCAATAGGCGCCGAAGGGTTGGTGGCATAGAAGTACTCATAGGTGCCGCCATTAAGGCTGTTTTGCAGGTTGGCCGGTACCAGCGTGATGGTATCGACCGACGCAAACACAGCACAGCTCTCCGGAACGGGAGGGCCACCCACGTTAACGCTGATGCTTGCCTCGCCAGATCGGGTGCCAGGGCCAAAGGCAACAACACTCATGGCGTAAACGCCAGAGGTGAGGCCATTGATGTTGCACCCCGAGGCTTCACCGCCAATCTTGAGGGACTGTACAACCTCGGTGCCCTTGCGAATCGTCACGGTGTAGCTGAGCACGGTCTGTATCGGTGGCGTCCAGCTCAGCACGCCTTGGACTACCTCGGCCACACCGCTGGGGGTCCACGCCAAGCCAGTGACTGCAGCCAGGCCGCCAACCGGCAGGCTGATGAACCCTAAAGGGTCATAGGGTTGGCCCACAGCATCATCAAAAATCGCTTGCTCATAGGGCTTGAGGGTGACTTTGCAGGCATCGGCGGCGCCCATGGTCCAATCGGTGACTATGAACTCGCCCAGGATATTCAGCGACGGCAGATCGACTTTGACTGCACGCCCCGGGCGGCAATTGTAACCATTGAAGTTCAGCGGCACGGCCAAAGAGCCACCCGAGCGCCGCCGCCGAAGGCTGATGTTAGCGAGCCGCTGAGCCAGGTAGGCGTCCGTCACGTAGGCAAACGACTGCGACTCAGCGAGCTCGCCACCATCGGTAGCGATCCAGTCCTGAATTGCGACCTCTGGATAGTCGGTCTCTGCCCAGGCCTGCGCGGGATCAACAAACGTCCCACGCATGGTGTTGATGGCGTCGCTGTTGCTGACCTCGGTCGTGCCCTCAACGGTGCCGATGACCATGTCTTCGTTGATGGTGAAGTCAGCCGGGCCATAGTAGGCGCCCACCTGCAGCGACCAACGGCCGCCAACGCGGATCAGTGTCCCGGCGCAGGCCGACAAAAGGTTATCCAGAACGGTATTTCGCTTTTCATCGGCACCAATGACCGCGCCGGCGAAATACCTGCGGGTGCCCGTGTTATCTGGCCCGATAACAGTTTCATCGCATACGTTGGCCGCACTGGCGAAAGATTCAAAGATGATCTCGTCATCAGGAATCGCGCAGCGGTTGCGCAGGTACCAGAGAATCAGCAGCGCCGTGTTGGCCGAGTATCCCAAGGCGCCGTTGCGCGGGTCATACACATCACTGCGCCCGCGGACCACGAAGCGCACATCAGGAATGCCGGATGGAAATTTCTCTGCGTCATACTTGAACGACAGGCGAACAAACGATAGGCCGCGGCCGATCTGCTCTTGGCGCCAGTCTGGGCAGTTGGCTAGGAGGAACGCGTTTGCCTGGGACGGGTCGATGATCACCTCAGAAGTGGCATTCTCCCCCAACTCAGACAGGGGTCGCTCATCCACGTAGATCTCATCGACACCCGCAATGGCGCCTTCGGACAGTACGTAGACAATATGCAGCCACTCACCACTGGTCTGATCACCAGGCTGTTCCTGAACCCAGGCGAGCACACCCCCAGTGCTGACACGGCCGAGAATGAAGCGCACCGGAGCCTTGGACGAACGAACGGTCTGTGAGCTTGGCTCGGAGCTATTGGCGCCTGATACCTTGGCTGCGCCAGTGAGGCCGGCGAAGATGCCCTGTACGCCGCCGAACACGTCCTTGATCGCGCCAACGGGATCGTACAACGCTTTGATTGGAGCCGTTACCAGCTTGGCAACCGACTTGATAGATTTGCTCACTATTCAACTCTCCATGCCGCCAGTGGGTTGCAGTCCACGCTGGCCGCGCCTATGTCGGTTGCCGCCCAATAGCGATCTGACCAATACACCGCCACGCATTTGCCCTGCTCGTTCTCGAAAGCGACGATGTCGCCGCGCTGCACGAACTCAACGGGCACCCGCATGAAGTGAGCATCCAGTACGGCCTCAAGCGAGCCATGACGCGCTGCAATAACGCGCTTGGCGCCGATCTCCGTCTTGTATCGCCCGCGGTACTCCTTCGCCGGATCAACGCCGCAAATAGCCATTGAGCAGTCCGACACGAACAGGCAGCAGTCAAATTCGCCCCATAAAAAAGGCCGCTCGGAAGCGGCTTGAATGGTTTCGTGTAGCCTCGCGGGCCATTCTCGATAGCGCATGACATTTACTCGTAGGTGAAGGACGGCGCGTCTTTCTTGGCGCCCCAGTAGATTGGCCATTCCGCCATCTGCGCGACGGCGTAGAAGAAGCGGTCACCGTCGTGGCGGGCTCGGTGGTTCTCGTCGGTCCAGCGCTCAGTACCAATCCGGTTCCACTCGGCCATGCGGTCGATAATGGTGACCGTGATGGTGCTATCCCCGCCCGATCCGCCATAGGAAAGCTTGGCGGCGTCCATACGACCGCTGAACAGAATATCAGCCGCGTAATTCCCGGCCTCGTCATAAACGACAAACATCAGGCGGGCCGACCGGCCTCGACAGCCAGCCACCGAGGTTTGGGAAAGGATGTAGCTGTCCAGGCCATTCAGCGTCAGATCGATGGACAGGGAAGAGCCCGAGTCGGCGCTTTCACTGGCCGCACCCACATCGCCAAAGGTGCCAACGCCGTCGTACGCGTGACCGTTGATGACCAGTTGACCAGTGCCTGTGTGTGCTCTGACCATGCCATCCGCGAAATCCAGCTCGCAGGCGAACACCGGCGTGAAGTTGCCTGCAGCAATGATGCTCAGCACTGAGGATGAAAATGGGAAAACTGCAGCCATTAGAAGGCCTCCCGACATTCGATGGAGAGCTCGGCCACCACGGGCCTGATAGCAAGGGTGTAGCTGTCTTCTGTGAGGCGCATGATCGAGTAAGGGTTTCGGTATTCCACTGCCGTGCCAGCTAGCAGGGCAGAGCGCAACCGTCTGTTCAGGGGCAATACAGCCGTGCCACCGGAGCTGGATACCACATCCTCAACCACCTCGTGCATCACACCATCAATGGTGATGTAGTCGCCCTGCCTGAACACCCGGCGGCTGCCCTGCAATCCACTCAGGGTAATAGTTGAGGCCATGGCTGAACCGGTCTGCACAACCGGGGCACCGATATTGTCAGTCCGCTTGCGCGTGAACGCAGGCAGCTTGAACGTGCCGAAGCGCCCCTGCAGGCGCCCCATGAACGCAGTCACGATCCGGTCACGATCACGGGTCAGCGGTGGCAGCGACAATGAGCACTTCCAATACGAACCCGGGTAACCCACGATCTGCTGGCTGTTGTTCAGCGTGGAGCTGAAGTCGCGGTTGTTGTAGACCATGCCCCAGCTCATCTCAGCAGGGCACACCTGGGTTGGCCATTCGATCGCCATCGTTCCACCTTAAATTTTCTTGCGGATGCTCTGCATGATCTGGCCATTTCGGTTCACGTCTTGGAGGATCGCAGTTACCGTCTGGCGCATGCCTTGCTGAACCATCGCTACCGTCTGAGGGCTCACATCGCCGTTCACATGGAAGACCTGATGAATAGCTACGGGCTGGGCGCCATCGGACTGCTGAGCCCCTCTGCTGCCCTTGTTCACTTCGTCCAAGGTCCTGTCCAGCTTGGCGCTGGTGGCTGCCGTGGTGACCCGCTCGCCTTTCTGCAGCAGCCAGGTGCCGTCCTCGGGGACCGAGTCGATACCGTCGTGTGCCATACCGGCAATGGAATTGATCATCGACATGAAGCTACCAGCCGCCCCCATGGCGGACGCTGCTGCAGCCGGTGCTGCAAGAGGACCGACCAATGGAATCGCCGCCGTCGAGGTAAAGGCGTTGAGCGCCGCCATGGCAACCTGTGCCGTTCCCCACTGAATCAGCATTCGAAGGGCTGTTTCGGCGAATGTGGCGGCCATGTCGGAGAACGACAGCTTTCCGGTGGTGACAAAGCCGTAGAGGGCGTCATTCAGCCCGGTGAATGCCTGGGCGCCAGCGCTCTGCATGTTGCTGTACAGGTCCATGCTGGCCTGGGCCTGGTTGGCAATGCCGCTGATGAAGCCGGCAGTTCCATTCTGTTGCAACCTGTCCAGGTCCTGGTAGTACTGCTCCTGCATAGCGCGGCGCTTTTCGAGGGCGTCCTTCAGGATCTCCGTCTCTCGCTCGTACGCAGAGTCGGAAACGTCACCACCCTCATGCCGCTGCCGAAGATCCTCCAGCTGATCCTGGTAGTCCTGCTCAATGGCCAGCAGGTCCAAGGCGCGCTGCTTCATCTCGTCGCTGCTGTAGGCATTCAACAGCGGTGCATCGAGAGCGCGCTGGTCAATGTTCAGCTGTCGTTTCACGCTCGAGTCGAACTCAGAAACCGCCTTGTCATCCTCCTTGGCCTGTTTCAGCTTCTTCAACTGGTCCAGTTCGGCGGCCAAGCCCTTCAAGCGCTCTTGCTGCTTCGTGCTCAGCCCCGTGAGGTTTCCCGACTCCAGCTCGAACTGAAGCTTGGCAACCTCGGTGGCTTCCTTGCGCTTGTCGGTCTCGGTATTGATCCGGGCGATCTGGCGTTTGTAGCCTTCCTCGGCTGTGTCGAACTGGCCCTGGAGCTTCTTCGCGGCGGCTTCGGCTGCTTTGGCAGCGGCCTGCTGGGCCGGCGTGGTAGGAGTGAACGTCCCAGGCGGGGTGATCGTTCCGAGCTCGGCTGCGGCTTTTTTAGCCTCAATCACGTACTGACGAATTGTGTCGCCAGCCCATGGTTTATCGAACTCTTTCATCATCTCTATGACAACCGAGTTAGCCGTGTTCATGTTGTCAACGGCATCACTGGTAAACTTGGCTGCATCCGCTTTAAAGTTTTGAGATGTCTCTCCGAATGTAAATGCTCCAAGAATCTTGCTGCCCGCTGCACCCATCTGCTGCATGTAGCTCATAGTTGTGGCAAAACCAGATACAATAACCCCGGCTACCACTTTAAACGTCCTTCCAAGACCGTCAGCGAGTGTGGCGGTAACCGCAACAACCTCGACTAGATCGCCGGCCAGCTCTTTAACTTTTTCCTGAAGTCCCCCAGCCTTGGTCGTCGTGTCGGTCAGGTCTTTTGAAAATTGCGCCAGCACAGGCATGAGCTCAGCAGCAAGAGCGGCTTTAACAGACCCGAGGTATGTTCCCAGGACAGTTAGCTCTGTGCTGAATTGCTTAGCCGCCAGAATGGTTTTTTCATCCATGACGGCACCAGCTGCTTCAGCGGCATCGCCGTATTTTTTGAAGCCTTCGGCGTTGTTTCGAAGCAGCGGCAAAAGCGCCGTAGCATCACTTGCAATCGCTTCAAGATAAAAGGTCATGTCAGACTGGCTGACTTTTGCCTTCTCCAGGCTTGATACATAGAGTCCAAGAGCCTGGCTGCCGCTGAGGTTTTTGAACTGATCTGCCGTCACGCCGACTTTAGGCGCAATTTGCTCGAAGAAGTCAGCCATCCCGCCGCCGCCGGTGTTCAGAAAGTCACCGACCTTGTCATTCACATCCTTGAGAATGTCAGCAAGCTTATCTTGCTCGATCCCCACGGTCTTGGCTCCAACAGCCATCTTCTGGAAATCAGTGACGCTGACGTTTGCAACTGCCGCAAGGTTAGTTATCTCAGACGCCGAATTGACCGCTGACACCATCATCGTAGTGAATGCAGTAACGGCGGTCGCGACACCGGCGCCAACGGCAGTCCCTACAGCCTTAGCACTTTTTTCAACCTCTTTACGCCATTTGGTTGAACTCCGCTCCGCCTTGTCCATGCCGGCTACGAATCCACCAACCTGCGCAATAACGTCCAGAGTCAAAGTGCCTAGTGATCTTGAGGCCATCTTTTTCTCCAGGCAGAAAAAAGCCCGCGCTGGGCGGGCTGATTATGAGTTTTGTAACTATCGATCAAGAATCTTGGATTTCTCCGCTTCAAACTCTTCAGCAGTGAGATGCCCGCGTTCTCTGAGCTCGGCTAACTTTTCAAGCTTAAGGTATGGATCTGCTGTTTCAGAACGGGATGCTGCTGGATTACTCGATTCGACCGAAGCCCGCGCTCTTACCGAAGAGGCCGACCAAATGAAAGCCACAACCCAACCGATGCCAGTCCACCCAAGAAACAGGTTCAGCAGAAAGATAGATACTTTGTTGTGATGACCCCGCAGCCAAGCAACGATGAACGGTAGAAAGTACAACGCTACCACCATGCCCTTCATTACCTTGCTCTGCAATGCGCTTGCATCGACGACCATGATTCGGAACTCCGTGTAAATCTGGACAATCTACCACATCCCCTAAGTGGCACACCTTCTGTGGAATGCAAGCTTATTCCCAGGAAGCAATGGCATCCTCAAGGGAAATCGGCGTTTCATCCTGATCGTGCGGCGTGAAATCCGTGATGGTGTAAGGCGTGGGCCGCTTCTGCGGGTCGCGGGCCTGGTTGGCCAGGATCATGGCCAGCAGGGCCGTAGAGCGCTCGACCCGCATACCAAGATGGAGCGACCCACGGCGCTGCCGGAACTTAACCCAGGACCTGAACTCGCGCAGGCTCAGGTTTTCTTTGGCTTGCGCGATCGTGGAGCCGCCGACGCCGGAGAGGACGAGTTCGTGCCAGAGCTCGTCGAGGGCGGTGAGCTCTTCGTCTTTCCCAGGTCGTTGACCTCCTGAATGGCGAACAGTAGAGCGACGGACAGTGCACCATCGAGGGAGCCTAGGCGCTTGGTACTCTCCGGGTCTTTCTCCAGCTCAACTGGGTCGAGTGGGCCGTGAGTAATATCCAGTGGGCTGCTGAACACCGGGTTGCCGTGCTCGTCGCAAATGGACGCGGCAATGCGGCCGGCGATGCTGTCTTGCTTGCCGGCCACAGAAATCACGTCGCTTACCGCTGTCTGGTAGCCGAGTGGGCGCACATATACGGTGGCGGTGAAATCGGTGCCGTTCTGGCGCCACTTGATTTCCTTCTCCACCGGACGGCCAGTGAACGACCCTGCGCCCTTGAGCGCATCAAGTGTCAGCTTCATGGGTTCTCCTTAACGATCCAGTTGAGTTTGCCCGAACGCTGAATAGTGGCTGCAGTGCTCACCGAGGCGTTGCTTGCGAAGTCGAACGGAAAGTCGGCGACGTAGCCAGCGAATAAGCACCAGGTGCGAGTTTTCGGCAGCACGAAGTCATCCCCGTCAGCATCGACGCTGGGTGCAATTCCTTTGCCGTCAGACCAACCTAGAGCCCAAAGGATGTCCTCGTCGCTATCGTCCTGCGAAAGCTGGAACATACGCACATGGCTGGCATTGCGTGGGTCAGCCAGGATCGTTGCGGTTGCCTGGCCTGGGGTTCGCAAGCCCTTTTTATACTTGCGGTCGGTGTCCGCCAGGCAGGTGTCATCGATCTGATCAGCAGGTGCGCCGCCGGGGTTGAATGCGGTGAGGCACTCGACCTCCATCACGGTCTTCGGTCCAGAGCCGCCATTGGCGGGCGGGAGCAGCGCGTAGAGCTGGGCGCCCTGAGCGTTCATCGACATGGTTTGTCTCCAGTCAGAAAGTAAAAAGCCCGCACAAGGCGGGCATCGGGTAGATCGACAGTTCAGCGGGAAACCCACCAATCAACGTCGAAGCTGGCTCGGTAGTTCTTGGTCTCAGGGTCTCGCCCCTCGACACCCCAGCGAGTGACATAGGCATCTAGCTCGACCGCGTCACGGATGGCATCACGCACCATTCGAGCGGCCTCGCCAGTGGCTGCGTACACATCAACCTGCAGGGTTATGCTGTCGGCGTCAGGCCGGCCAGCCAAGTAGTTCTCAGGGCTACCGCTGACAACCTGCCAGACGGCATAGGGCTTGGCTACACCCTGCTCTGCCTCCCCAAACGAATAGAAGCGCATGGCGGTTCCGGCGCCGAGCAACGCCGTCACGGCAGAGCTCTGCAAACAGGCCTGTACGATCGGTGGGGTCATGAAGATGCCGCCTTTTTCGCAGCGCGCTTGATTGCGCGGTCGATTGCTTTCTCGTACTCGGTGACGAAGGTGTTGGTCACCTCGCTGATGCTGTCGGCCAGCGCCGGGCGCATGAATGGTGCTGCGGGCATCTTCTCGGTACCGAATTCGATCAGTCGCCAATGAGGCGTCGGTGCGTTCGAACTGAGATCTCCGCCATCCTTGAGCACCGCACCGTGCAGTACACCGACCCGGAAACCCAGGTCGCCAGTGCGCTTGAACAGCCGCCCATTCCAGCGCAGCGCGATGTTGTCCGAGATCGACCGCCCAGTGGCCTTGTCGTCGATGCGTTCAGCACCGGCCTTAGCCTTCTGCACCACCACCTGGGCGGCCTTGCGCAGAGCGGCCCGGCCACCTTTGTGACGAACATCTACGCTGACCTCTGATAACTTTCCCAGCAGGCTGTCCAGGCCGAGAATGCTGAACTCGACACCGTCAGCCATCCTTCACCCCCTTCTCGACCAATAACGTCAAGTAGTCCAGGCCGGACTTGGCGTCAGTCAGTGGCGGGCCGACGATGCTGTACACCTCACCTCGGTAAATGATGCGCATGGTTGGAAGCACGCCAGGCCGGTACCGGATCACCATCCGGCTGGTGGCCTGTGCTTGGCCGGCCTGAGCCGCGATGAAGTCCCTGGCCGACAAGTCTTCGACACTGGCCGGGCATTTCTCCCAGCGCGAGACCCATTCAGGTTCGCCGAATTCCAGGGTCACCGGGTCACGCACCGGCCTCCGCTCCTGAATGTCGATACGGTGCCGCAGTCTGCCGGCCTGCATCACACACCCATCCGGATGCGGTACGGCATCAGCAGGTGCCGGGATGCCAGCGGCAGCTCAACAGCTGTAGTCCCGGTCACCACGTCTTCACGGTTGGCGAACAGGTGGCCAAGCTTGAGCAGGCAGGCCGCCTGAATGGAAGGGTTGAGCACCATCCCGTAGGCGATGGCATCGGCCTGGTCATACGCATTGGCCAGCACCTGGCGGGCATGGTCGAGCATGCGGCAGCGTAGCGTGTGGTCCTGCTCTGCCTCAGCGGCAGCCACCGCCTCGGTGTTCGCCTCCTTGGCTTGCTGTAGGGCGGCAGACACGCCAGCACGGGCTTCGTCGAGCGCCACCTGATCCAGGTAGAAGCGGCGGTTGAGGAACTGCATCGCGGCCTCCTCCGCCGCATCGAGCTGCGCCTGGACCAGAACTTGGTCTTCTGGCTCGGCCAGCAGGTGGTGCATGGCCAGATCGATGGCGATCACAGACATGGATCACTCCTTGGCCTTGGTGGTAACGCTCTTACCGCCCTTGTTGGCCGGCTCCTGAGCCTTCTTGTTCTCGGGCTCCGCAGCTTTCTTCACGTCGTACTCCTCGATCAAGCCGTTGCGCAGCAAGTCACGAGCACGCAGCTCGTCCACGGTGATTTCTTGGTTGCGCTTGACGTAAGCGCCACCGTTGTTGAAGCCCTTGATGGTTTTGACTTTGACGTCTGGCATGTGCGGTCACGCCCGGTTTCCCGGGCGCGCTCCTGAGGTGGTTACGGGGTGGCTTCGAATTCGCCGTGCACGAACGACTCGGGGCGATACACCGCCAGCGCCAGGCGCTCCTCGGCGCGGATGGTGACCATGTTGGTGCGGAAGTTGTCACCGTCTTCGGTGGAGACCTCGACAGCCGCTTCCTCGCGGTCGAATACCTGTGCAGCGATGTTCATCGCGCCGACCAGGAACTCACCCTCTGGCACCGCGTTGCTGTCCACCACCGGCAGCTTCCACAGACGCTGGACGCCGCCTTCTTGGACGTTCACCCAGATGTAGGAGCCGTTGGCGTCCTTGGTCAGCTCGATGTCTGCCCAGTCCACAGGGTTCAGCGCGATGGCCGAAGCACGGTACTCGGCCACGCGCACCTGCAGAATTGCGCGGCGCAGGGTGTCGATCTTGGTGTCGCCGGTTTTGCGCAGCGCTTCATTGAAGGCGGTGGCCTGCGGGATCAGGCCCAGGAGGTTCTGCCCGGTGCCGTCGCCGGCCAGCAGCTGCTCCTCTTCCTTGTACTTCAGGCCGTAGATCGCACGGCCGTTGATATAGCTCTGGAGCAGCGGAATGTCCGACAGCACCTGCTTGGAAGCGCGGAACCAGTGGGCAATGGTGATGACGTTGGTAGTCTTCAGGCCAAAGGACAGATCGGACTGGGCCTTCGCGGCGCCCTCACCCGCCTGCGGCGCGGCCATGTTCTGGAAGCCGGTTTCCTGCACGAACTCGACCGCGTTCGAGCCGGTGCGGCCTGGCATGATCAAGTCGCGAATGGTGAATTCACGCTCTGGGCCCACCACGATGCCGGGTACCCGGGTCGGCTGGATCGCCACGCCGACGCCACCGGTCCCGGTGGTAGCGCTGGTGATGTTGGTCACGGCCTTGCGACCTACGCGAACGATGCCGCGACCGCGAGTTTGCAGCGACTTGAAGTCGTCGCAATCGGTCAGCTCCTCGCCAGCCGACTTGAAATCGACTGGATCATTGGCGGAGAAGCGGCGGGCCATCTTCTGCTCGATCTCTTGAAGGCGGTCCTGCAGGCCCAAGCCGTCCTTCACCAGGCCATCGAGGATGGTCTTGGTGTCGGCCAGGATGGTGCCGTGCGACTTGATTTCTTCGGTAGCCTTGGCGGCGAACGCCTTGATCTCTTTGTCGCGCTCATCGAGCAGGTCGTTGACCGCTTTCAGTTGCAGCTTGTCTTCGGCGTGCTCCTTGCGCTGGAACTGACGGTGTTCGGAGCGAGCCTGGTTGCTCATGGCGTTATGCATGGTGAATCCTCAAAACGATGGGAGAGACAGTGCCGGGCGTGATTTCAGCGCCTCGACGATTTCAAGTTCTGCCAGGTCGCCCTCGGACTCGCTCCGGAGCAGGTGCTGCAGCCCGCGGTTGGCAATCACCGCCGACTGGGTTTTCGAGAAGCCTGCCTCGCGCAGGAGCAACTCAAATTCGGGCATCGATGGCAGGCCGCCATGGGCCAGCTTCGACTTGATGGTGTCGGTGCGCGCCTCATCGTTGGCGGGCACGGTGACAATGGAGATCTCGATCAGGTCCAGCTTGGTCAGGGTGCGAATGCGGGTCTTCTCGTCGAAGCTCGATTCGCGGACGTAGTAGCCAATCGACAGGCCGGTGATGGAGCGGGTCTGCATGCCGCGATACGCGATACGGGCATAGGGCGCGTCTTCCAGCCAGAGCTCGCCGGCACCAAACAGCCCCCGATCATCTTCCTTGAGGCTGCTGATGTCCCAGCTGCCGATGGGCTCGCCGGTTCGATGCTGCCAAAGGACCGGGAAGGTTCGCGACTTGGCCTTGGCTTCCTCGATCGACTCAAGGAAGGCGCCAGGCGCGACCACCTCGTTGTAGCTGTCGACCACACCGAACACCGAGCCGTAGCCAGAAAAAAGGCCGTCGTCGCCGACAGCCTTTACGTCATAGTCGAAAGAGCGGTACTTGACCGCCGCCAGTCGATCCTTGTGTCTCATGGGGTGTTACCTCTTGGCTGGTCGTTGAGCCAGTCGAGCAGCGCTGCCTTGGCCTGGTTGGCACCGCCGGGGTCTTCGCCCAGCTTGTCGATCGGCAGCATGTTGGATTGCACGGTGAGCTTTGCCGCGTTGCCACCCTCCGGCGGCAAGTTCTCTTTGCGCCGGCAGTCGTCCCGGGTGTAAATCCCGTTCTGGGTCATCGAGCTGTAGAAGGCCGCCCGCGCAGCGCTATCCATGCGCAGCAGCCCTTCTGGGTTGAACTTCACGTAGAAGCGGCGCCGCTCATGTGGGCGCAGCAGGCGCCGGTTGGCGCACATCTCGATGCGCTTGATCCAGGGCAGCAGAGTGAAGGACAGGAAGCCGATCATCTGCTGCTCCATGCCGGTACCCCAGCTGGTGGAGTTCTGCGTGTGCCCGACCATCCAGGGCGGCACCCGGAACCATCGGCAAATTTCCTCGACGTTGAACGCCCTGGTCTGCAGCATCTGGGCATCCTCGGGCGTCATTGAGACCTGCTGGTACTTCATGCCCGCCTCAAGAACCATCGTCTTGCCGTGGTTGGTCGCGCCGGAGAACTGCTTGATCATGTCCTCGCGGATGTCCTTCCGCTGGTCCGGCTTGAGAATCTGGTCGGTGGAAAGAACGCCACCCAGCTTCATGCCGTTGGCGAACATCTTGGCGGCCGACTCATCAGCCGCCATGGCCGAGCCCAGTACCTGCCGCCCGTAGGCCAGCGGCGACAGTCCGCAAAGCGGGTCCACCCCGAAGGCTCGTACGTGAACCATCTGATCCTCGGTCAACGTGTGAGGCTTGCCGAAGTTGTCGGTGTAGCGGTACTCAATGGAGCCGTCCGCCAGGCGCCGCGGGGGCGACATGTTCTGCGGCAGAAGGAACTCCAGACTCGTCAAGGTGCGGCCGCTCTGGTGGGGCTCACAGAATGCATTCCCCTGCAGCAGCAGGCTGGCCATGACGTTCTCCCAGAACTCCACAGGGGTTTGGTCGGCGTTGGGCTGCTGGCTGATGACGAAGTTGACCGGGTGAGAACTGGCCACCACCGGCGCACCGTTCCTGTCCTCGTACAAGGCGATCGGCAGCGTGGCGATGGTTTCAGCGATCAAGCGCACGCATGCCCAAACAGTCGAGAGCTGGAGCGCCGTCTGCTGGCTGACCACCTTCCCTGAGGCCGAGTCGGTACCGTAGAAGGTGTTCCAGAAGGCGGAGTCGGTTAGGCCGATCTTGCGGCCCGCCCATCCCGCCAGGCTTGATGCCACTCCCGGCTCGGCCGACTTCACCAGGGCCTGGCCGAGGATCTGCGTGAATGATTTAGCCACCGATCAACCCCTTGCGAATGAAGCCCGCGGCGATCAGTAGCGAACCGGCAGCGGCCAGCAGCGCGTAACCCAAGCCGGCCAGCACGTATACACCAGCGACGCCCAGCAGCAAGCCGCCGGCGGCAAGCACCAGAAAGATGATCAGGCCAGTTTTCATAGGTAGTCCAGTTAGCCAACCACGATCGGGCTGGCAAGAAAGTCATCGAAGTGGCCGGAGTCATCGATACCGAGCTTGATGGCCACGGCGCAGCCGGTGATCAGGCTCACCATGCCGTCGATCTTGTTCTCCGGGCGCTCCTTGTTGGGGTAGATGTTGTCCTTCACGTCCAGCTTCGCCACCACGTTCGAGGCCATCCAAGTCAGCACCGGGCAGTCACCGTGGGCCAGCTTTCGCTGCAACACCAGGGCTTCAACCTCTTTCATGGGCTCACTCAGGTTCTGCACCGTCTGACGCAGCTCAACCATCGGCAATCCTTCGGCGTCCATCTCCTGAGCAAGCTGGGTGGCCTGCCACGGGTCGTAGGCGTAGGCCCGGATGTCGAAGCGACCGGCAAACTCGCGCATGTCCTCTTTGATGACTTCGAAGTCGGTGACCTCTCCGTCGGTCAGGGTCAGCAGGCCGAGAGCATCGAACTCGCGGTACCGCGCGGTGTTGCTGTCCAGCTCCTCCAGCACCCGCGCTTCTGGCAGGTAGTACCTGGCGTGGATATGCCAGAACGGATCGTCGCCATTGGGCGGGAAGATCAGCAGGTTCGCAGCAATGTCGATCTTGCTCGCCAAGTCGAGACTGCCGTAGCAGGGACGGCCCTCCAGTTCTGCAAGGCTCTTTCTGGCCGGGGCCTCTTTCCAGCGCAGCATGTTGAGCCAGGCATTCTTGGCGCCCACCCACTCGTTCAGGTGCTTGGTGCGGAAGGTAGCCTGCTTGGTTGCCGACTGCATCGCGTCACGCTGGCGGGCCAGCAGGAAGTCCTCGCCGACCGAAATGCCGAAGTTCGGATTCGCTTTGCGCAGCGCGATCTCGCTGGTCCAGTCATCACCATGGTCAATGGTGTAGAGCGCTGGCCAGAGATCCGGACGCTCAATGACTCCTTCCAGCATCCGCTCGGAGTCGCGGATTAGCTGGTGGCAAGGCCCGCCGATGCTGGAGCCCGCGGTGGTGATAACCAGCATAATGGGCTGCTCGCGGGCGCCCATGCCGGTCTCCATGGTGTCGTAGAGCGTCGAATCTTGATGTTCGTGGTACTCGTCCACCACTGAGCAGGACGGCGAAGACCCGTCGCCGGGCTTGCCGATGACCGGCTCGAAGCGCGACCCATCGGCCAAAACGACCATGTTGGAAGCGTTCACGTCGACGCCGTAGTGCTCTCGCAAGTCGTCGGTACGCTCGACCATCAGCTTGGCCGGCCTGAACACCTCCCAGGCTTGCTTCTCCGTGGTCGCGCCAGAGTAGACCTCGGCGCCGAACTCTCCGTCGGCGACGAACATGTACAGACCAACGCCGCCGCCGATGATCGATTTGCCGTTCTTCCTGGGTACGAACACCAGAATCGTCCGGTAACGCCGGGTGCCATCCTTCTTGCGGACCCAGCCGAACGGCACGCAAACCGAGAAAAGTTGCCAGGGCTCCAGCTTGATCAGCTGCTTCTTTCCGCCCCATTTACCCTTGGTGTGCGGCAGAAGCTGCAGGAACTTGGCGACTTTCTCGGCCTTGGCTGGATCGAATTTGTACGGAAAGTCCTTGCGCTTGGAGGCAGCCAGGTCATCAAGGTGACGCTGGGCCAGTAGCTGAATCCATTTGCAGACGAGGATCTTCCCGGCGACTACATCCTTGGCGTACTTCTCGGCCGCCTTCATCAGCGGAAATTTCACCTTGGCCATCACAGCTCCGCGAATGCATTGCCCTTCGGCGCGTCTTTTTTACCCCCGCCCACCTTGGACCGGTCAGCCGGCGTCATGCCGAACTTGCCGAGCATGGCTTCCAGGCGCACCAGCTTGGCGGCAGGGAAATCGATGGGGTCGTTGCGAAACTGGGCCAGCAGGTTGGCGGCCAATTCCAGGCTGAGCCGGTCGGAGTTGGTCAGCACATCCCGCGGGGCGTACTTCGCGATCTCCTTCCAGGCGTGGAGCACTGCTCCATTGATGTGAGCCGGCGGTGCGGTCAGCTCACCCACCGGTTCGGCATCCTCACGGCGTCGCTGGGGGTCTTTCTTGAACGCGCCGGTCAGCTCAAGCACGTTGGTCGGCTTGCGCGGTCGGGCCATTTTGAAAACCTGAATTTTGCGGAAGTGAAAAAAAAGCTGAGGGCGCGGTGTCCGAGCGAAAAGGCTGGAACTTTTGCTATACCCCTCCCCCTCGTCGCGATTCCCGCTGCGTCTTCTCCTTGTGGCAGTCGCGGTTGATCGCCCGAAGGTTATCGTCATCGTCCGTGCCGCCATGGGCCAGGGCCACGATGTGGTCAACCTCATGCGCTTCTCGAATGCGGCCAAGTTTGGCGCAGTCGTCGCACCGGCAAAGGTACTGATCTCGCTTCAGGATTCGCTCACGCTTGCGGCGCCAGGGGCGACCGCCACGGCCTGATCCCTTGCGGGTCGCCCAAGCCTTGGCCTGCTCGGCAGCCAGGTCGGCATGACCATCGCAGTATCCATTGCTGTTGCGGTGCAGTGCTCTGCACCCTGAGGCTCGGCATGGCCGTTGTGGTCTCAGCGGCATGGCGAGCCGTCCAGATAGTGCGTGCGGGGCAGTTCGTCTGGGTCGATGGCTGAATCTTCAGCCAGCGCTTCGATCAGGGCCAGGTTCTGGTTCGCGATCTGCTCGAGGAGCGCGGTCTGCTTCTGCTGCTCGGCCAGCAGGTCGCTGACGCTTGGCTGCAGTTGGGCGGTGATACCCGCCTCAAGCACGATCAGCTCACATTGAAGTCGATCAGCCGTCCCCGCCAGGTGTTGAGTCAGGCGTTCGCGCACATCCGCCTTGATGGAGAATGGCACGCTGACCACCAGCAGGTCGCCCTTCTTCGGGCTGAGCTTCTCGATCTGGTCGGCAACATTCATTTCGCCACCCTCGCATACTGGCGAGATTCGTCCTTGAGGACGGTCACATCCACCTCAACCACCTTGGTCTCTGCGGTAACTTGGGGGATCTCGCGAGGCAGCACGGTAATGACCGCGTGCCACACGCCAGTATCGACCGAGGCCTTGAGCTCCACGCTCAGTACGCCATCCAGCTCGGCACCATCACTCAACAGGACCTTGGTTCCCATCACTTGGTGCGGGCCGCTGGGGCTGCTCTTGGGTGCCGGCACGATGGTCGCCACCGACAACGATTTGCTTTGCTCGCTCATGTGCAATCCTCAACCATTTGTTGATCCATTCGCGCCGGGCGGCGCACCCGCTGCAGGCCATCACTCAGTCCTGCGCATGTTGAGTTGCTGCGCGATGTCAGCAGCACGCTCCCGCACTTCCAGAACCTGGCCGTCGAACGTATGGACGACGGCGCAGATGCCGTGCCACTGCGAACTGGTGCCAGCTTCCTGCACGCGGGCAATGGCGGTCGGCGCCAGGAAGTGCTGGCGGCGGTTGATGTCGGTCAGGGTGATCATCGGCTTACCTCGCGCCACGAAACGGCGCATGTCTGTTTTGTGGCGCGGAGCAACTCTTGGCCTAATTGAACGAGCCAGATGACCACTGACGCTAGTGACACGGAATGCCATCAATTCGTCTCGATGAGTCATATTGCTGGCTTTCTGCAATCGAACTAATACTTGGGTATCTGCCTGGGGAGGCCTAAGTCATGCAACCACGATTCGTTATCGTTCCGGCTGTGCCTATCGAAGGTGAGTCCTTCCAAATCGGTAACCGGTTCTATGCCGCCACCACTTCGGGCGGCTTCGACATCTACGACAATCAAGAAAAGGAAAGGCTGAAGCGCGGCTTCACCAGTAGGACGGCGGCGGCTGCAGAATGCGAGAAACTGAACGCTGGTTCACGCAACCCTGAAGAGCGATTCCCATTACTGCGCACAGAATGAGACACCACGAAACCGCGCCCCTAGATTTTGTGGCGCAGGTTATGGGCCATCGACCTTGCGCTCTGCCCAGCGTCTACCGAGCTGGCGCGCCTGCTCGACGCCCAGCACGCCGACAAAGCCAGCAGTGGCGAACGACCAGGCGATGCTCAGGCCGAACTCTTTCACGGTCAGGCCAACCACCATCACGATCAACGCGCCAAGAGTAGCCTCAATCAGCTGTCGGACTGGGCGGGTTTCCTGGCCATCGTATTGAATACGCAACCAGGTCAGGGCGAATGTCAGGCCCATAGCCAGGCCGTTCTCTCTTAGGGCTGTTAGTACAAGCACCCAGAAGGATGGGTCTTTCTCTGGCGGCATATGGGCCATCTCGATTCCTCCCGTTGCGGGGAGCGGAAAAAGAAAAAGGCCCGCTGTTATGGCGAGCCCTTGAATGGGTGCGGAGGGCCGGCACTTACCCGGCTTGGTGGTCTGGCTCGCTGGGTCACGTACCCCAGACTCTCATCGCGTAGTTGATCAGGGAGCGCACGGCTTTGATCGACGCCACTACCGACTTAGCCCAGCTGCCTGAGCGTGTCATCCGCATAAAAAAGCCCGCACAGGGCGGGCAAAGAGGGATCGTGCTTTTTTAAATCTGGTGGCTGTAGAACAGCGAGTACGACTCGATACCGTCGTTGGGCTGCTTAATGCCAGCGTTGGAGTAGTGAATCGCTCGGATGCCAACCTTCTGCGTCTCGCCGATCTTCAAGCCCGCACCGATGCGGTCTTCGAAGTTGAAGGCCGAACCAAAGTCCTGGTCACCTGCGGACGTACCAGAGAAGACCGCCAGGCCGATGCCAGCCTCAACGAATGGCTTCACGTTACCGCTGCCGAACTCGTAAACGAAAACTGGCGCAAAGGACAGCGAGTGAGCGCCACCGGAAGCATCTCCTGCTTCCCAATAGGTATACCCAGCATCCCAGTAACCGGTTAGACGGCCAGTACTGGATTCAAACCAGCTTTTGTCCCAGTTAAAGCCAATGCCGACGCGCGCTGTAAGACCACCTTGGCCTGTCGCGCCAAGCGCTCCGGATAGCTCAGCCGCTCCGGCGGACGCAGCGAAAAGGGAAAGCGCCACAACGGCGAGAACGTTTTTCATACTCACGGTCTTCCATATTATTGAGTAGCAACCTATCAGAATCATAGCGCTATCAAATCGTTCCCTCATACAAGAAAAATGCTTTTTCTGGAGGGCTACCTGAATCGAAGCCCCTCAAAAACACAAAACCCCGACACAATGGCCGGGGTTCCTCTGTGTCGCGTTGCTTGCAAGCTGGACACGCTGCTATGAAAACAGGTGTTTATCCGCCCGCATAGAAATTTTTACGCTGCCTCTCGAATTTCTTCGAGTGCGCAGTCGATCCATGCAACGCCCGCCTTGATGATCTCCCGCGCCTTGCGCTCTGACATGCCCGCCTCCCGGCCGACCCGCATGGCCGGGTGCTTCGATCCGTAGTAGGCCCACACAAAATCTCCCATCTGCTGGTTGCGCTTCGTCAGCCTGGCCACGGCGCCGTCGATGATCAGCGCAAGGTCGTCGGTGATGACATGCTGTCGAGCGCCGCCCTCGCTGGGGACATTGTCGCGCATAAGCGCGTAGAGCGGCGACACGTAACGTGGCACTCCCATCTCACACATTCGCCACCAGCCCCACTGCTCGAGCAGGTACTCGGTATCGCCCAGCGGCTTGTCCACGTAGGTCCGTTTCTTCATGCAGCCCTCCGGGGCGCTGGGTCGGTGTCCAGGCCGAACAGCTCGCGCAGCAGCTTGTCGGCGTGTTTGTTCTTGGCATTGCCCTCGGTGATCCAGTCCTTCGCGAACTCTTCGAATCCCTTGTTGGCGCGCGCGGCGTGCCAGTCAGCCACGATGTCCATCAGTGCTGCCGAGGCGATCCGGCCATTGTTCTGCTCCAGCAGCATGCGGTTGCCCACCTTGAGGAACTTGCACTCCACGGCGGTCAGGCTTTTGCGCGGCAAAGCCGCAGTTACATTGCTCATTGGGCATTGCTCCCCTTGTAACGCTGGGCATAGCTTCCACGCCCAGCCTCGATCTCGTCGTCACTGGGCAGCGAGCCCGCGAAATTGGCGAATCGACCGTATTGGCCTTCCTGCTGGACGATGCAACTACCCACGCGCGCGTGTCGGCACTTGGTCATCAGGATCTCGGTGAGGCCGTTCTGGCCCTCCTCTGTATCCATGTCGCGATGCACCATCAGGATGCAGCTGGCGTCGGCCTCGATCTCACCGGAGTCGCGCAGGTCGCTGGATTGGGGCTTCTTGCCGGGGCGCTTGGTCGAGTCTCGGTTCAGCTGGGCCAACTCAATGACCGGGATAGCCATTTCCTTGGCCAGCTGCAGCAGGGCCTTGCTGATCTTGCCCACCTCCTCGGAACGAGATCGGCCACCACGCTCGCTGCGCACTAGGGTCAAGTAGTCGACCACGATGCCGGCCAGTCCGTGCTCGCGCTGGCACTGCCGAGCCGTGGCGCGAATGGTGGACGGCGTCTGCACCGGGTCGTCACAGACGAATAGCGGGGCTTCCAGGGCCAATCCTACGGCACCGCTCATCCTGGCCCAGTCGTCTTCGCGCATCTGGGCTGGGTTGTCCAGCTTGTGCAGAGCCACCCCTCCCAGCGAGGCGATAGCGCGCAGCCCCAGCTCTTCGCCAGGCATTTCGATGGAGAACACCAGCCATGGCTTCCGCTCCTTGACGGCGTTGTGCTGGGCGATTTGCAGGGCCAAGGTGGTCTTGCCACTGCCCGGCAGGCCGGCGATTACGGTCACCTTCTTCGGGCGAAGCCCCTGGGCCAGCTCATCCAACTTTTCGAGCCCCGTGGATGGCCACTTCGGCGCCACACCTCGGTGCTTCTCGTCCACCAGGTCGGCGGCGTCTCCCATCCATTGGTCCAAGCGCTTGTAACCCTTTGCCTCCCCATCAAGGTTGCGCAGGTCTGCCATGGCCTGCTGAGCTGCAGCAATTACTTCGCCTGTAGGTGCGCCGGCCTGCACCATTTCCTGCGCGCCGCCCGCCACGTCCAAAATGCGGCGGATCACGCCCCACTCCTTGACGTGCTTGGCGTAGGCCTTCCAGTTGGCCAGCGAAGGCACCTTGCTGGCCAACTCAGCGGCATAGGCCATGACGTTGTCGCCACCTGGGAGCAGGCGCTGCACCGCGCCCAAGGTCACCGGATCGATGGGCATGGCTTGCTCGCGGCACTCGAGCATGGCTTCGAACAGTGCCGCATTGTCGGCATGATAGAAGTCGGCCGAGGTCATCTGGCCGAGCATGTCCTCGACCAGGCCTACATTCTGCTGAAGCGAAGCGTGAATGACCGCGCCAAGCACGCCGTGCTCAGCCTCGTCGCTATACAGAGCCCTCATGCCGCAGCCCTCTTCGACTCCCAGGTGAACCCGACTTGCTGCCCGCCGTTCTGACGCAAGCGGTCAAGGGCGCGATCGCCGATGTAGGACTTGAGGCCGTCAGCGTTCAAGTTGCTGACCACCACAGTCGGCAGCACCGCCTGATACCGGCGGTCAATGATGCTGTGCAGCAGGCCCAGCTCGTACTCGCTGCCCTTCTGCGCCCCGATCTCATCAATCACCAGCAGATCCAAGCCGCCAAGATGGACTGCCACGTCACGATCGGTGTAACCCGATCCGGGCGCCATCGAGGCGCGGGCAATGCTCACAATGTCCCCGGCCGGGATGATCAGCGCATGGCAATGGTCGGCCACCACTGTGCGGATGATAGCGCTGGCCAGGTGAGTCTTGCCGCAGCCGACATTGCCGGTCAGCAGCAGGGACCGGCCGGCCCGGAAGTTGACCGGGAACTGCTCGGCGTAGGCCCGGCACTTGTCCAGGGCCTTGCGCTGGGACTCAGTTTCGGCCCGGTAGCTGTCGAAGGTCGAGGCGGCAAACCGCGGAGTGATCCCGGCGCCAATGAGCGAGGCCATGGCGTCCTCTGCCCTGCGCTGGGCAGTGGCCAGGGCGCGCTCGGCCGAGTCGCGGGGCGTGGTGTGCAGAGCCTCCCACGCACAGCGCTTGCAGCCACGCGCCAGCATCGAGCCGTCCAGTTGCTCGACTTCGGTCATATCGACCTGGCCATGCACAGCGCACTCGCCAGAGAAGATGCGCATGAAGGGGCGACGGTGGAACAGATCAGAAATTCGAACGGCCATCGTGGCTCTCCTGGTACATGTCATCGGTATGCTGAGGGAGGGTGTTGAATCTCGAAGGCTTGCCACCTTTCGCGCCAGCGCCTGGCAAAACTGATTCGGGGTAGATGTCCGACCAGCTGTTGGTCGTGGACTTGTCTAAAACGGCGTCCGGCTCCGGATGGTTGGCCAGCTTTTTGGCAATGAGCTCGCAGGCGCGAGCCGTCAAAGGAGCACGTTTGGCTTTCCGCATTTCACAGAAGTCCCCCCAGGCTTGAATGGATGCGTTGGCAGGCTTGGCAGTCAGCGGGTCGAACTTCGACTTACGACCTTTCCGATCAGGCGATTTGTCGCCTATCGGTTTATTAACGGTTAATTGACGGTTATATGACGGATTGGGTGCAGCTGCTGCACCCCGTTCAGTCGTCATTTGCACCCCGTTCTGTTGTGAGCTGCACCCCGTGGCGTCCTCATTTGCAGCCCGTTCGGCATCTACTTCATCGCGGGGTGCAACTGCTGCACCCCGTTTTTCGACCATGTCATAAACCACTGGGCGCCGGTCATGCCGGTCAATGTGCGCAGCCGCGATAGCCTGATTTCCACGTCGAATCAATCCGGCGGATTCCAGGGCATCTAGCTTGTAACGCACGGTACGCTCCGACAGCCCCGTGTCGACAGCCAGCGTGTGCGCCGACGGAAAGGCACCACGGCCGTCAGGGCCGGCATAGTTGGCCAGGCACAACAGGACGTGCCGTGAGGTGGGCTCTTTGACCTCCTGCTGCACCAAAGCCCAGACCATGGATTGAATGCTCATGACCGCTCCCTCCGAACCCGCTCGATGTAACCTGGGCTATGAAGGTTCTGCTCGAACCACAGCGGACGACTGCGCCACATGCAGCCAGGGTTTCGGGCCTCTTTTGCCTCGTCCGAATCCCAACTCGAAATGAGTTCTCCATCACCCTCTACGGTACGGATGATGTCGATCAGTGGCCCCTGAAAGAACTCGCGATTCTCCGATACGCGACGACCAGCAAGACTGGCGTGTACCGACTGCTCCCAAGCCAAGGCGCTCTCATGCTCGCCGTAGAAAAGCACACGGTATTCAGATGGCACGCCGGTTCCCCGAGAAAGCTCCACGGCGCGCCGGCATGGTGAGTGGGCAGTCATGCCAACTTTGTAGACGCCCGGCATAGCTTCGCTGCCCATTATGTAGATGAACCCGTAAGTATTGCTCATCGGTTAAATCTCCAGCTCAGCGGTCACCCGCTTGATGAAATCGCCGTAGCTCTCACCCATGACGAAGCCTTTGTCTTCCAGGTACCGGCGTCCAGCCTTAGCCAGTTCGTAGATCGTCCAGCGCTCACGCTCAGGCAGGCCCTTGAACTGGGTGTAGGTTGGCCAGGGCCCATTGGTGATCGTTGCGTCAGTGCGGTGCGGTAGCGCCTGGGCTGGGTTCAGGATCTGAGTCATTGGAGGGTCCCCGATGAGAGACCCGTGATTCCACCCACGACCTGCGCCATATCTGTCAGCGTGCCACCTGACAGCCGACGCACCAGAATGCCAAGGGCGGTGGTGGCGTTGATTGCCTCCACTGCCACGGTCGCTTTGATCTGTGCGTTCTCCGCTGATAAGGTCGCATTGGTACCCAGCCGCACCTTGTCGCTGGCGTTATAGGCCGCGCAGGCCAACGCCAAGTTGCTCAGATGGCTGTACCCTTCCGGCGGGGTTGGGCTGATGAACGCGCTAGCGATAGGTATCAACTGGTCTGGGTAAGGAGCGCCCTCCAGCAGGTGGCGCATCATTGCCTCCCCGTGCCCCTGAGCGACGATGGCTGCGTCATTACCAGTCTTGCGCTCGAACAGAACCTTGAGCGCGCAGCAAGCCCGGATGAGGTCGATATGTGTTTCGTCCCCCTTTTCAACTGAGTACGCAGGCTCGTCGATCACATCAAGCACATCTTGAACGACCTCGAAGCACTTCAGCAGCAGGGCCGCGTCGGTGTACTTGCGGAAGGTCTCTTCGTTGATCACTTCCGCCTCGGCTGGCGCAGGGAAATCTAATACGTTTGTCATAGGTGCACCTTCCCGGCCAGGCGGAACCGACCGTTGAAATAGGGGTGGGAGGCCTGTGTGGAGTTGACCATCTCGCACTCGTCGACGAAGCGCTTGAACGCCGCGGTGACCAAGGTCTTGGTCCACACTAGGTACTGCGAGCCTTTGGCCTCCTCGTGTCCGTTGCGGACCATGCCGGCTGAGTTCGGGGCGTGCGGCCACTCCTTGAGTACGTAGTCCACAACCGCGCCTGACAAGCCGTAGCGCGCCAGCATCGTGGCCTTGACGCCGGTCAGCGAAAGGCAGTTCTGTGGGCAGTGATCCCACACCATGGTCTGGCTGAGGTCGTCCACCCGCTGCTCAATGCGTTCCAGAGCTGCCTGCTGTTCACGTTGCTGGCGCTCGACCGCAACCAGGTGGTTGGCGTTGGCTGCGGTGATCTCGGCTTGGGTCATTGGGCGAGCCTGCTGGCCTTCGAGCTCATTCAAGCGAGCCAAGACGCGACGGCGAACCCCCTTCGACTCACGCATAGCCACCAGCTTGCACTGGTCTGGCGTAAGGCGAAGGCCTTCGGACTGTGTGTTGTTCAAATTTTGCACTACGAAAGTTTCGTAGTACTCGCCATCAAGCTCGTCCTTGCAGCGAGCAACGAAGTCGTTGTGACGAACCGATCCTTCGCCAAACGCAGCACGGGCCTCGTTGACCAGCGCCAGCAGTTCGGTGGTGTCCATGGTGGTGAACGCAGTAGAAGGCAGGTTCATGCCGCACCTCCCGCGCCACGTTTTGCAACAGCAGGGTTTTGTGGCGCGGCGCTTGCTTCGTCGATACGCTTCTCCAAGGTCTCCCGCTGATCATCCAGCGCGTTATGCCAGTCATCGGCGTTGTAAATAGCCAGATTCGCTAAATTGGCGCCGTGCTTATCGCCGGACGTATTTAGGCGGTCCTCAAGCACGTGCAGGACGCTGCGCAGCCAGTCGATCTGGCACATGGCGCACTGGACCTGGAAGGTAGCGTCCTGGGCAATGGTCTCAAGCTGGTCAGCGCTCATGCAGCACCTCCCTGCCCCGGAGCGACACCGGCATGGGCGCTGTACACCAAGGCGAGCGCTGCGTCGGCGGCGAAGTAAATCAAGGTGGCTTGGTTGGAAACGGTCGGTTCAGTCATCAAGTCGCGGAGACCAGCAAGAACCGCTTCCAAGCGATCAGTGGCTGCATCCAAGGACTCGTGAAGTGGAACACCCGCCACCGCCTCAAAGACTTCGCTGGCGCCACTGGGAGCGAAAGGATGCGCGATTGTTGTGGGCTGATTAGTCATTGCTCACCCCCACCGGCAGCTGCGCGGGCGACGCTCTTCTCGACCGACCAGATCAGCGCGCTCACGGTCTCGCCCAGAAACGCGAGAGTCGCCGCGCCATCGCAGTAGCACAGCTCGCCCATGTTCAAGCTGTCGTGCAGGTGGGAGCAAAGCTGGCTCAAACCCGAGGACAGCGTGCGAGCTGCCCGCAATGCGTCCTCGGCGTTCGTGCCGGCCGCTACGTTGAGCAGGTGCACACCCCGATTATCAATCGGCGTATCCAAGAAGCCGGTCTCGACGGTGAGGATGGGTTGCGCCGATGATGGCGTGGTGGTATTTTCTGCTTTCATTGATTTGTCCCTTCGAAAGACAAAGTGATGCCAAAGCCACCAGGTGCGAACTGGTAGCGACTAAGAAGCTCAGCTCAGGCTGGGCTTTTTTGTGGGCGGTCGAAAAGGTCAACCGCTCAGCAAAAAGAGGGATTGAGAGGCCTTCATGGGGAGGCCTGCGCGGTACTGGATGGGTGAACAGCCACCCCAGTGGAGCTGCGCAGATTGGAGGTTGGGGGTATCGTTTGCGTCAAGGTCGGCGGAGCCTCATTGCCGGCAGCTGCACAACGGTTGAGGATCCGGAACTCAATGACCTCAATGCGTCCATCCTCGAAAACGCGGACACGAATATCGCGAGACGATTTAGCCATCTGCGAAATCGCGCTTTGGGTAACGCCAACGGCCTTGGCGAGCTGCGGCTGGGTGCCTTTGCACCGAAGGAAGTCAGCCAGCTTAATTTCTTTCATGATGACTTCTCGATCAGGAACTCATCCAAATATTAGCCACGCTTTATTTTCGCCGCAAGCATTGATTAGCAAGGCTGGTTGCAAGATATAAGCTCTGCTAATAGGGTTCGCACATGATAACCAGACACAGACGCCCACTTACGCCTGAAGAGATTGCCGAGAGCGCAAGGCTCAAGGACATCTACAACAAGCGAAAATCAGAGGCCCGCAGCAGAGGGATCGCTCTTACTCAGACAGAGATCGGGGAGCGGTGTGAGTGGAAATCCCCACAGAGCACTGTTAACCAATATATGACTGGTAAGCTTGCTCTGAATCTGGATGCTCTCATGCGGCTATCCAAAGCTTTGGATTTCGCGCCAGAAGATGTTAGCCCCAGGCTCGCCCAGAGTGTTCAGCATCTCACCTACCCGTCCATTCAAGCTGGCAACGTGGAGCCAGGCCCTCCAATCACAACCGCACCTCGAAGGATCGAAATCGTGGGTACCGCCCAGCTTGGGAATGATGGCTATTGGGTTGGCTTGGATAACTCAGACGGATGGGTAGAAACTTGGTCTAGGGATGAGGATGCCTATGCGTTGCGACTGAAGGGCGATTCAATGGCCCCAGCTATTCGTAGTGGGTGGGTCGCGGTGTGCGAGCCTAATCATCGGCTCGTTCCAGGGGAGTATGTGATGGTGACCACTTCCGACGGGCAGAGCATGGTCAAGGAGCTTCTCTTCGAAAGCGAGGATGGAGTCAGTGTGATGTCCGTGAACTCGGCATACGAACGCCGAACCATAGACTGGTCAGACATAGACAAAATCCACTACGTCGGGAACATATTGGCACCAAGCAAGATTCTCAGCAGGATCTAGGCAGATCACCTCATCACGAACCCGCCATCCGGCGGGTTTTTTGCACCCATCAGAAAATAAATTAGCTGCGCTGTTGACATAAAAATAAAGCACAGCTAATTTTACTGACACCAACACACAGCACGGAGCACCACCATGACCGCAGCAACCACCATAACCGCCAATGGCTGGACCGGCTTCCTGGGGCGTGAGCTTTCCCCTCGTGAAGTCCAGTGCGTGCTGGGTATTGCTGCAGGTCAGACCTCGAAAGAGCTGGCGCGCGATCTTGGCGTTCAGCCTGACTCGATCAAGAAGCGCGTGCTGAGCGCAACCACGAAGCTGGGCGTAACCCGCCGGGCGCAGCTCGTCGCAGTGGCCATGCAGAAAGGGCTGATCAGTCCTGTCGCGACGGCCTTGGCCTTGGTGCTGACTCTGCATTCGATGATCGGTGATGACGTTGCGCTTCGGGTGCGCCGAGGCGGCGGCGAAAAGCGTATCGAAACCAGGATGGCAGCGCGGCGGGTCGAGCTGCAGGTAGCGCTGGCGTAGCAGCGGCGAGCGCCTTCGGTGAGGGCGTTGTCCGGTGCTAGAGCATCACAAGGCATGGCGGGCTGAGGTGAGGTCAGGCATGGCCTGGTCGGGCGTGGCCGGGACGGGCGAGGCAAGGGCTGTTTACAGCGGTCTGCCCTTTCGAAGAGAGGGTTTTCCGGTGGCTCCAGTCACCAAGAGCCGCGGCATGGGCGGCACGGCAAGGCGCGGCGAGGCATTGCGGGCCAGGGCAAGGGCTGATTTCTCAGCGTACAGCGCATCCGCGGGTGTGTTGTGCGGTGTGAAAACATCATATGGCAAGGCCAGCTACGGCTGGGCGAGGCGGGGTCAGGTTTGGCTTGGCTGGGCGCGGGCTGATTCAGCGTTCAGCCGCTTCACAGAGGCGGTTGAGCGGTGCAAAAGCATCATGAGGCATGGCTGGTTTCGGCAGGGCTGGGCCGGGTGCGGCATGGTTCGGTCTGGTGCGGCAGGGGCTGCTGGTCAGCGTAATGGCCATTCGTTGAGTGGTCATTGCGGTGCGAAAGCACCTGGGGCGAGGCCGGGCAAGGCATGGCGAGCCATGGTCGGGTGTGGCGCGGCACGGGCGGTAATCCGCACGGGGTCACCAGCGTAACTGGTGACAACTTCAAAGCAACTTCCCCTGAGGTTGTTTTGAAGTTCCAACACGCAAAGCACCGTGCATCGCATTTGGCGAAAAGGCACACGCAGCTATCTATTGGAGATATCCATGCAAACTCTGAAAGTTAAACTCACTGGCACCCGTCCGCTTCTTGTTCACTCCGACGTGTTCGCCGATCCGCTGAACAAACTTACCAAAGCGCATAAGCAGCTGACTTCTAAGCGCAAGAAAACCGATGAAGACCACGAACTTATCGCCCGTAGCGAATGGCGCGGTGGCCTGTACTTCTCGGAAGATATCGGACCGTACTTGCCCGGCATCAACATCGAGTCTGCACTTGTCGCAGGTGGCAAACTTTCGAAGATGGGCACCCAACTCAAGCGCTCGGTCGAGATCATGGACACCCGCTGCCCCATCATCTACGAAGGTCCGCGCACCGTTGAGGGGCTGTGGGATGAGCAGTTCTACGACGCCCGCTCGGTCAAGGTCGGCACCGCCCGAATCACGCGGTATCGACCCCTCTTCCGCTCCTGGGCCGTGGTCTGCGAGATCGCCTACGACCAGGAATCCATCGACCGCGACCAGGTTCTGAAATGCCTGGAAGACGCTGGCCAGTACTGCGGCGTCGGTGACTACCGCCCGAAGTTCGGCCGCTTCACCGTGGAGGTGCTGTGATGGCTGTCGTGCCGCTCAAGCCGAACACTTGGAGCCTGGAAAAGGCGATCGAGCAGTTCAAAGCTGACAAGTTCGAAGACGGCCAGCTCATCAGTCACGCCTGGCTGGAGTGGGCGCTCAACCTGCCGAAGCCGACCAGTGCGAAGGAAATGGTCAACTGCCAGTTCATCATTCTGGATCGTGTCGAGCAGTTCAAAGAGGCGCTACTGACCCAGCACCAGATTTACATTGTCAGCGTGCGCGGGAAGGGATACCGGATTGTTCCGCCAAGTGATCAAGCTTTCATCGCTGTGGACAATGCAATGCAGGGAGTTCGCCGGGAGTTCAACAAGTGCGAGAAGGTGATGAAGAACACCCGCCTCGGTGAGCTTGATGCTGATCAAATCAAGCGGCACACGGATGCACAGCTGAAAGTGTCTGCAATTGCCGGGATGGTCGGCAAAGGAAAGCGCGAAGTATTCAGCCTGTTCAAGGCATAACTTCCGCAAAGTGACACCATAACTTTCATTGAAAGCCAAGTTACTCGGCAGGCCCCCGGCTTGCCTGGAAAAAGCTCCACCAACCCAAGAGGAAACACCCATGTTCGGCAAATTGTTCGGTAAGAAAGTCAGCAACGCCAAAGCGGAGATCAAGAAGGTCGAGAACCGTGACCTGATGCAGGCCATTGTCGGCGGCTGCATCTTGGTGGCCGCGGCGGACGGCGAGATTGAGAAGTCGGAGACCGACAAGATCGATCAGCTCATCCGCTCCAACAAAAACCTCGAGCACTTCGGCGCCGAGATCACCGCCACCTTGGGGCGCTTCACCGAGCAGCTGCAGGCCGGCTTCCGCGTGGGTCGCCTGAACATCCTGCGCGAGATCCGCGACATCAAGAACAACCCCGCTGACGCCGAGGAGGTGTTCGTCAACATGATCACCGTGACTGAGGCTGATGGCGAGATCGAGCCGGAAGAACTGAAGGTGCTGACGGAGATCGGCCGTGAGCTGGGCCTGCGCCTGTCCGACTTCGGGATCGAGGCGTGAAGCGCAAACACATCGGCTTGGGCGCCGTGGCGGGGCTTGCCCTGTCCGGCTTGGCAATCACTGCGGCGGTGAACTGGGGTTCCTGCCAGTGGTACGGCTACCAGACCGAGCGACAGACCAAGTTTGCGCCCTATGTCGGCTGCATGGTGAAGACGCCAGGCGGCTGGGTTCCTCGCAACGAGCTGCGCAAGACGCAGTGAATGGAAGGGCGGCGAGCGCCGCCCTCCCCCACAAGGAGTTCTGACCATGTTGATCCTCACTCGCCGCATAGGCGAATCCATCAAGATTTCCGACAACATCACCGTTGTTGTGCTGGGCGTGAAGGGCAGTCAGGTGCGCCTGGGCATCGAAGCGCCGGAAGGCGTAGCTGTGCACCGCGAGGAAATCTTCGAGCGCATCCAGGCCGGTCTGCAGCAATCGGCGCCGGCAAATCAACCTGAGCCCGACCGGTCCGAACCGCTGTACGCCAACCGCACCGAATCGGAGTGGCGCCAGCTGCTGGCTGAGGAACAAGCCGTGCAGGTAAATAAGGAGGTGGCCCATGGCCTTTGAATACGGCTCCCGCGATGCGGACAAGTTCGTCGTGCGACTGCCAGATGGCATGCGTGACCAGGTTGCAGCGGCAGCCAATGCAGACGACCGCTCGATGAACTCCCTGATCGTCACCGCGATTCGCAACGAACTGGATGGACGCGCCCGTGCCAACGCTCTCCTCGATGCGCTGGCCCAGGCAGCAGAATCCAAGGGGGTTCAACATGCAAGCGCCTGACCGTATCACCTTGGTTTTGAAAGCGCCCGAGGGTGGAAGCCTTGAGCAGGTCCTGCCGTTCGCTCTCCGCGGGGCCCACGTTTCAATCGGGCGCGGCTTGGCTGTTATCACCGGGGCCAGCCAGGGCGACCTTGTTACCCCAGCGCTTGACCGCGAAGAGTTCTCTATCGACAACCACGTCCGCATGGCCGCCGATGCTCGCCGTTACCGCTTTCTCCGCGACCGCGAGCGCATCGAAGACCCCGATGAAGACCTGCTGGTGGTGCGTGGCGATAACTGGCTATCCGGCGAAGAGCTGGACCAGGAGATCGACACCGCACTGCGCGTGCAGGCAATGCAGCAGCAGGTGGTGCAGGACACGCAGGAGCAGCAGCCATGAAGCAAGTCGACCTGCTCCTGCTGCTGTGGGATGCCCTGCAGCAGCGCCAAACCACCTTTGGCCAAGTGTTCGACCTGTCTGCCGCTTGTGGCCTGGATGGGCGCCGTGTGCTGGCCGATCACTTCGACTCACAACTTGGACACGGACGGCCTGGGTTCCTACACGGCCCCGTCGTCGGCAACAGCCAAACTGCCGCCCGTTGCGAACAGGCGGGCCCGATCAGTGCCCCAGGTGAGCGCTTTGCTAATGGTCTCGCCCGGCCTGCTCGGGTAGTACTCCTCAAGAAGGAGCAGCCCGTCAACGCGATATACACCGATAAAGAGTTGAGCCACACCGGTACGAGAGAGGCGGCTCTGAACATCAATCGTGGTGCCATCGCTGAGTTTCTCGTCATGGCTACGATGGTGAAGTTGATGGTCTGCCCATTCCCAAAACCTAGCACCTCGATTCTTCATAACTCCCCCATCCCTAGAAGTGTTCTGAGCATTAACTTCATGCCTTTCAAGGTTTATAAGCCAAATACTCGCCTGTCAATAATCCTCCAGCCCAGAGCCGCCAGTATAGTTTCAGGAGGTTTCCAATGATCAAGCGCCGATCAATCAACCCCGCCGCCCTCCCCGCCATCGGCCAGCCCCTGGGCGGCGGCTTCTTCGCCGGCCGTCTCTTCTTCGATGGTGCTGAGCACGCAGTCATCGACGCAGGCCGGGAGTTCGAAGTGGTTGCCCATTGGTGGCAGGAGGAAGGCCCACGCCCACGCATCCGCGGCGCCACATCGCGCTTCGACGGAATGGTCAACACCCAAGCCATGGCCGCCGAGGGCAGCGCGATCGCCCGCAAGGTGCTGGGAATGAACATCCGTGGTACATGGGGCTGGCACATCCCGTCGATCGAGGAGCTGCAGGTCCTGCGCTGCAACCTGCTCCAACTGCCCGACTGGGGGCGGCAGGGCCTCGGCCAGAACAAGGAAGCCGCCCAGGCCTTCGTCTGCGCCCACGACTACTGGACCAGCAGCCAGAAGGCGAACTCGGCCACCGCCTGGTACATGGCCATGCTGCCCTGGTGTACACCCGAGACGAACTGGGTGAGCAAGTGCAAAGGAATCAGGCCGGTGCGCACCCTGCTGATCAGTCAGGAGGCTTTCGTGCATGAGCCATCTACCGATGTGACCGTGCCCAGCGCCGATCTGCGCGGTTTGGCCAACCAGCAGGCGGTGGCCACCGTGCTCGAGCGGTTCGTGAACGAGGACACCGGTAAGTTCTACGGGCGAGCCGAGGCACTGGTGGCTGAGCTGACGGCTCTGGCGGAGGTGGTGTCGTGAACATCGTTGCAACAATGGCATTGCGTAGAGCCCTTGGCCGACGGAACTCAGTGCAGTCGCGAGCGGCTGCCCGGATTGAACCTATCAACGCCGAATCGCCAAAGCCAGCCATCGAACCCCTTGTAATCAAAGGGCCGATCAACCGGTACATGTTCCTTCAGGGGCGCGAGTGGGCTATCGACATGGTCGCCTCTCTTCGCGCTGCACCTGTCGAGCTAGTAATCGAGCGCTTGATCGGGGCAGCAACTGGCCGGCCAGGTAGCTACGTAGCCGGAATCGAGTCTGTGGTGCATGAACTGAAAGGCGCTGACGCAAAAGGTCAGGCGGAAGATGAGAACCTGACGGACCAGGTCGGGAGGAAGGCATGAGTGAAGAAACCGAGGTACTGACCGTCGAAGGCCTGGCCAAGCTGCTGGGTCGCACCGAGGCGTCGATCAGAGAGGGCATTCGTCGAGGCGTGCCGTGGTTGCCCAAGAGCTTCAAGATGGGCAACCGGCACTGCTGGCTGAAAGAGGACGTGCGCAAGTTCCTGCGCGAGTATCGGGATGGGGAACACGCAAAGCCGAAGCCTGGCCGGAAACGGAAAGCCCCTCCATCTTTGCGTGTTGCTTGAGTCTATCGAATCGATTCGATGGCCGCGATTACTGATGCTATCCAGTCTACATCCAGAGATACTTGGTCAGGGTTTAGGTCGTTGAACTTAAGTTGTCTGGGGCGAGAAGATCGAAGAATATCGCCTTCGTGCGCAATTTGATTTCTCCGGTGCACCAACGGATTCAATCGTTCCTTGATATCAGCAACGCCAACGTTTAGAACCTTAGCCGCTTTGGCCCAGCCGTCCACGACTCCTGCCATAGACATAGCCATCTGGACTTGGTCGAAAGACTGGAATGTTTTGTATAGCAACTGTTTTTGAGCCGTATTCTTTAATGCGTTCCAAGGCCGGGTTTCTTTTCCTGCTCGCCGCCCTTCAATCATAGCGTCAGCAAGTGCCGCGACATCCGAAAAAGGTATATCGAGTTTAGCTAATGCCTTGGGGAGCTTCGCATTCTTGGATACCGCGGTGATTTCTTGGAACACCATCCAATGCATATAGGAGTCCATTGCGCCAATAGCCATGACCAGCGCCGACCGGACCAAGTCGTCACGGACATCAATATTTTCAGATTTTTTAGACGCTAGGAGGAGATTCCTGCTGCGAGTTATGCAGGAATTTGCAGCTTCAATAGCCGTAAACGCCATAATATGTCTTCCTTGAAGTGTTTGATGTTCAACCCAGCTTCTCAGCGAGGTCTTGGGGGCTCAGGTGCGTATAGCGCTTGAGCATCGCCAGGGTCTTGTGACCCGTGATACTCGCGACTTCCATCATGGTGAGGCCGCGCTCGAAGAAACGACTGGTCGCCTCATGGCGTAGGTCGTGAAGGCGCAGCCCTTCAATCCCGGCAGCCTCGCAGGCTCGGGGAAAGTAATTGCTGATTGTGTTGAGGGCAAGGCTAAAGTATCGGCCGCCACCGATCGGCGTGGGCAGGCTATCCAGCAGGGCGATCGCCCGGGAGGACAATGGCACGGCGCGCCGCTCGCCGTTCTTGGTGTCTTCGAGATATGCCACCTTGCTGCGCACTTGGTCGCGGCGCAGCAATAACAGCTCAGACCGGCGCATTGCCGTCTCCACCGCCAGCTCAATAAACACCGGAAGCTGGGCATTCATCTGACCGGCTGCCTTGTACAGCGCTGTGAGCTCCGCCGGCGTCGGGCGCCGATCTCTCTCCTTGCTACCCTTGGGCATCCGGATAGCTCGGCATGGGTTGGTCAGTCCTTCGATTCCCCATTCCTTGGTGGCCACCGTAAAGAGATGGCTGATCACCGCCAGATTGAGGCGCACTGTCGCCGTCGACTTCCCTTCCTTCAGCTCGGCATCGCGGTAGGCGGCCATGTCGCTAGAGCGGATAGCCGCCAGGCCCTTGCCGGCCAGCTTGTGCTCCTTCCACTTCTTGATGCGGACCTGCTCCTGCTTGGCGCCCTTCTTGGTAGAAGTCACCTCGGACAGGTATCGATCCAGGGCCTCGGCGAGCGTGGTGCTCTCGGCCTCGCGCATGTCAACGAAACGAGCACGCGACATGTCACCCTCGATCTCGGCGGCCCATCGCTGGGCTTCTGCCTTGGTGTCAAAGGTGGCGGAAAGGGTTGGATATCCTTTGCGGCGGATCTGGGCGCGCCAGGCGTCACCGCGCTTTTCGTAGTAGGCCATGGCGGAATGATAGCGAACGCTTGGGGGAATTACACGCTCCCCCAT